AAACTGTAGGGGATCTATGACCATAAATGTAAGTCAATACTATAAAGACCACATTAAAAAACTAAATCAAAATCATTTTATTTATAAAGTAAAAAAAGCATATTACCTTCTCACAAATCAAGAAGAAAGATTATATGAGGTAGGGTTTTCGGAAGGATTTTTATATGCTGCTAAAGTTCTGCAAGAAAAAAAAGAAATAGTAGATAGTAATAAAAAAGTAATTGGTTTTGCTTTTAAATCAGCGAGTCCAGAAACTATCAATAATATTGTAGATAAAGTTTGTAAAAAATATTGCATTAGTAAGCATACAGTTTTAAGTAAAGATAGGCATAAAGAAGTAGTTAGAATTAGAAGCATCTTGCATAACCTTTTATATGAGCATTATGATATAAGCATCTCTTCTATTGGAAGATTTTTTGATCAAGATCATACTACAATTTTATATTCACTTAATAATAAACAAAATAAAAATAGATATTGGGGTTCAGAACAAACTATATGGAAAGAATACGAAGAGTTAAAAGAGATCTTGTAGGTGCTAACTGGCATCTAAGATATAGATTAAAGATCGAAGATCTTGAACACAAATTAGATGATATGCGTTTGTATGTTAGACAGCTAGAAAAAAAAATAAAAAAACTTACTTCTTCTTCTTAGGAAAACCCATCAACATATTGTGATAAGCCTTATCAGAAATTGTAGATTTTTTTTTAGATCTACTGATCCCTTTTTTTTTACGCTGATTAATGTTATAGTATAAACTTTTTTTTGGCATTAGTATTTACCTTTCATCTTTACTGTCATTCCTTTTTTCTTTGCGTATGCTTTAGCTTTTTTTTTACCAGAAGCTGTGTACTGGAATTTCTTTTTTCCTACCATTGGCATTTTGTTTCTCCTGTTGTTGTTTATATTTTAATTCACAATAGTTATCAAAGCAACTACCTTCTTTACCATTATGACAAAAATATTGTTTTTTGTGGGTAACTATCCATCCGCCTTCATCACTCATTAATTGTTTATTACATTCCTGGCAATGACCACAAATTAAAGATTTAATTTTTTGTTTCTTCCAACTTTTTTTCATTAACAATTCCAAGCTCTCAATGCTTTATTAATTCTACTGTTAGGATCTCTTGCTGTTTTAGCTGAAGTTAATTTGCTTTTCATCCCTTTCATTCTCGCACAAAAACTAGCTCTTCTTTTGTTGCCTACTTTTTTACTTGGTGCTTTTAAATTACCACCGGTAGATCTATTATAAGATGCTCTTCCTTTAGCATTCAATCCACCTTTAGGATTTTTTCCTGCTTTTCTTTGCCACGCTGCTGTTTTATATGCCATAACTATTCCGCTGGACTATTATTGTTTCCATTAATATAATTATATACTCTACCAATTGCTTTATCTATTCCAAACAATTCACCTTTAATATAATTTGTATCTTCTTTTAAATCAACAATAGATACTAATACCCATGTGCATAAACCAAATAAAGCACTACCAGTAAATCCAATAATCCATTTAAGATCAATGTTCATTTAGCAATCTTACCTTTGTTAATACCTTTTTTAATTACATAATCCTTAGTACCATTCGCACCATGCTCAACTTCTTTTTTAAGATACTTAAATATATTCATCTCTTTTAATTTCTTTTCAGTATGCTTCTTAAATGATTCTAAAACTTTAGTGTCTCTCATACGATACCACTCCAATCATCAGATTTATTTTTTTTCTTTTTCTTTTTCTTTTTAGATTTTTGAAATTGCTTTTCAACCCACTCTACCCATGAGTCTATCCAAGCAAAGAATCTATATAATAATCTATCAATCATTTACCTTGACCTCTATATTTTTTTAAGGATCTCTTCTTAGACTTGTTCATGCTAGACATTTTTGGTCTACGACCTATAGAAGTTTTCTTAGGTATTCTTTCGTGAGGTAATTTATTTAGATCGAACTTTACTTTTGCCATAAGGTTTCTTCTTTTTCTTCTTACCAGTTTGTTGTGCAAGAAGTGTAGGTTTCTTTTTGCTGTATTGTGATACAAACATTGTAGGGATTTGTTGTGACATATTATTTCCTCTTAATTAAATCAGTTGCTTTAAGACCATAGACACTTGCTATGACACCCACGAATATAGTCTGATACCAAAAAGGTAGATCAGAAAAGTATTCAAAGAATAGTTTCATCTTCTCCATGTGTTCTGGATTGTCTGACCATACAGCAAAGCCAAGCATTACGATTGGTATTGACAATAAAATTAAAATAAATTCATCCTTCCAATCGGATTGTCTAGCTTCCAATAACTTGCCAGAGTATTCCAACTCACCCTTGCTCATCATCTCTGCGTGTTTCATCTGAGCATCAGACATCAGCATCTTAGTCTTTTGTCTATTCTTATAGATATGACTACCTGCATCGATTGCTAATTTGATTGCACTTAACCACATTATCTTATGTCTCCTATGATTGGTTTGTATTTTGTTTTACCACCTTCTTTGAATGCTCTCAAGAATTGTTTTCGTGGCTTATCAGAGTAGGAACAATGTACCCATCCAGAGTTAGGTTCGCCAAGAGTGTAAAATTCCAGGATCATTTGATCCCAATCTTCAAGGTTATCTTTAATCCAATAAGCAAGATCGGCATTGTCAACTCCTGCTACTTCAAAGTCTGCTGCCATTCCTTCTGCGTGTTGGGAGTTAAGTGAGCTGCCAATCTTAATGCAAAGTTCTGGTGATCTGAATCCAGAGGTTACAGTTACTGGACCAAAATGATTACGAACAGGTTGTAATATTTTATTGCATAGCTCTTTTAGTTTTACAATCTGATCCATATTAGGTTCATTAGGTATATTATTTCTGATTGCAAAATCAGATTTAGTGAGTTCTTTTAAAGTGAAGTTCTTAGATAAATTCATTCGTATATTATTTTAACATTTAATCTTTTTTGTTCCTTAGTTGTGTGTCTATTAATAAACTTGCCTTTAAGTTTTCTTCTATAGCCATCCTTTGCAAGATAGCTTTCAACCTTCCTGTAGTTTTTAGACTTAACATCATAAGCAGTATACTCACCTGTTGTCATATTTAAAGTAACAATATCTATTGGACCTAAGCCACCAACTGGTGCAAATACTATTAGATTAGGATCTTGTGCAAGTCTAAGTTGAGCAGTAAGCTCAGAAGTTAAACCTGTGATAGCAGTTTTTCTACGATTGTTATTAGCCATTGTATTTAAAGAAGCCTACCAAAGCAGTAACTAAACCTGCGAGGAAGATCAAAACATTAACCGCACCTTTACCTTTGTTCATGTCGGTTCTTAGATCTTTAACTTCTTTTTTTAATTCATCGATTGCATTGAATAGAGTTTTCATTCTTTCCGCACATACTTTTTCATGCGAAGATAACCTATAGCCTACTAGCTCATTAGGTGGAACAGATACTGATTTCTTTTTAACTGTCTTTCTCATTGGTCTCAATCTCATTACAAAAATAGTTCATATACATTTTATCCTTATTGATTCTATCTTCTAATTTTACTGAAAAATCAACTATCAATTTTCCACCTGCACCAACGCATTCAGACCATGTATTAAATTTAACTGGGAGTGTCATTGTATTATTGCAAAAACCTGTGATCGCAGAACACATGGTAAATGCTAATATAAATTTCATTATGATTCTATATCAGTAATAAGAAGGATGAGCAAGTGAGTATGTGGTGTGGAGGTAATACCCACTTGCAGATGATTTATAACATTTTAGAGTTATAAAATCAATTCAGTTAAATTACTATTTGAACCTATTGTACCTTTATAAAAAGTATTAAATGCTAAACTTATTCTAGTATTAGTTCCTTTTTTTGTATCTACTTGATGAGTTGTTGAAGATGGAAACATTACTAATTGACCAGATTTTTATTTAAACAACTGCCAATTTCTATTGGTTTCATTCCATTTATAAATTTGACCATCTGTAGGATAAGCAACTGGTGCTTCCCATAGACAAGTTGTTTCGTTTAATAACCAAGATGGATAAGGTTGAGGTGGAATAAAAGCATCTCTATCTTCATCATAAGTATATCCTATTCCAGCAAAGTTTTTTCTAAAAGGTGTACCACCTAATTTATGTACTCCTCCTACTGTATTATAAGATGTACGTTTGCAAAGTTGTCCACGAAACGAACCATATTGTTGTTCCCAATTAAAATTACCTTCTTGTTTACCAGTAATAACTTCTGTTACTATATTGTTTTCATCTAAAAATGCGTAGTGTGCCATAATATCTCCTAATTAAATTGTATTGTTCCTGTTCCAGCAGTAAATGAAGTAATTTTATAACTACCTGATGTACTTGTTGAAAATGTTAAACCTCCACCAGAATTTGTAACAGTAAGTGTGTTTGGGTATTTAATAATAACTATTCCTGAACCACCAGCTCCTCCTGATACTCCACCAGTACCTCCTCCTCCTCCTCCACCTCTATTAGCTGTACCAGCAGAATGTGTATTTCCTGAACCTCCACCACCAGTACCACCTGCTCCTCCTGTAGGACAAGATGAGTTACCTCCACCACCTCCACCTGCATAAGTTACTGATGAACCAGTTATTGAATTAGCTTTTCCAGCACCACCTGCACCAGAAGTAGAAGCACTTGTAGCTGGAGTTCCACCTACAGCACCAGCACCACCACCTCCTGCTGCTGGGTATGGGTTAGAAGAATTAGGAACAGTACCTGACGCATTACCAAAACCTGTTAGTGGACTAATACTTGTTTGAGTAGCAGCACCTGCTGTTTTATTGCCTGTATCTGAAGCTCCTCCTCCACCTCCAGAACCTCCTGAATTACCATTAGTATTATCTCCTGCTGCTCTACCACCACCATTTGCAGTAAAAGTTGATATACCTGTTCCACTTACTACTGAATTAGAACCTTGTGTTGCACTTGTACTTGGAGTAGCACCAGCTCCTCCTCCACCTACAGTAACAGTATATGAAGTAGCTGGTGTTAGTGTTGTAGAACCAGAAAGATAACCACCTGCACCACCTCCACCACCAGCTCCACCTCCACCACCAGCTACTATTAAAAGCTCTGCTGTAAAAATAGATGGGTCTAATGCTTGGTCGCCTGAATTAACTCCAGATGTTGCAACCCAACCTTGAGTAACATCTACATAAGTTATAGTTACTGCTTCTCTATTTGTTGTTAATGTTTTATTTCCTGTTCCACCATTAATTTTTAAACTAGAAGTTAATGTAATATTATTTGTAGCAAAAGTTCCTGCGTAATCTACTATTTGAATTGTATCTCCAACACTAGCTGAAGATGGAAGTGTAACTGTAAATGCAGAAGAAGTAGTATTGCAAGGATAACCATTACCAGCTACTGCTGTAAATCCTGAAGTTTTAACTGATTGCCAAGATGTTCCAGTTTCAATTGTTGTAGATCCTCCTAAAGATACAGAAGATCCATTAATAGTAATACTATTATTATTTAAAGCACTATTAGGAATATTTGTTAATGATGCACCACTACCAGAAAATGTTGTAGCAGTTACAGTACCAGCAATATTTACATTTCCAGTACCTGTAATATTATTTGAATTTAAATCTAAATTACCACCTAATTCTGGAGTTAAATCTTCAACTACATTGTCTATAGCATTTGGATTAGCAGTAGCACTTGTTGCAATACCAGTTAATTTTGTTTTTTCAGCATCAGTAAAAGCATTTGTATTTGAATTAGCTTCATAGGCGGTTTTAATTTCAGCATTAGTTTGGTCTGCTGTTGCTCCACTTTCAATACCATCAAGTTTAGTTCCATCACTAGCAATATCTCTACCATCTACTGTTCCAGTTAAAGATACATTTCCAGTAATATTAACATTACCAGTTCCAGTAATATTGTTTGAGTTTAAATCTAAGTTTCCACCTAATTGTGGTGTATTATCTTGAACAACGTCAGTAATACCACCTGCTGTAATTCCTTGCCAAGAAGAACCATCATAATATTTAAGTACAGAGCCAGTTGTATTAAATGCGAGATCACCCGCATCTAAACTTGTTGTGGGGTCTGAACTAACAACTCTATATCTTTCTGCAAAATCATTTACAGTTCCAATATTACTACCAACTGTATTAACATTTCCAATAGAACCACCTACTAGATTTACATTGGCGATTGAACCACCAACTAAATTAACATTGGCAATATCATCCGCTACAGTTTCAATTAAAGAAGTTCCTGCTGTACTGGTTACTGCGTCTGCAATAGAACCATTGTCTTCTATGTAAGAAAAGTTATTTGCTAAATCACTTCCTACTGCTGACACATTTCCAATGTTAGAAGCAACCAAACCAATATCTGTAGCATC